CGTCGCGCAAGTTCAGCCACGCGAGGAACTCCGGGTCCTCGTTGGTGTCGCGCCACTTCGGCAGGTTTCCGTCGAGGTAGTCGAACATTTGCTTGCGCGTGACCTGCCCCGTGACCTGCGCCAGTTCCCCCCGCATGCCTGCGACCTTGCGCTCGGCGACGCGGTCGATCAGGGACAGCATGTCGGTGCCCCACGTTGCCTCGTCTTCCTCGGTGAAGGCCGGCGATGTGCTCGACGGCGCGGGCTGGTTTTGCTGCGAGAGCGGCCCGGCGCGGCGCGCGGCTTCCAGCTCGGCTTCGAGCTCGTTGATCCGGGCAAGTAGCCCCTGCGTGTTGCGGTCGGTGCGCGCCTTGAGCGCGTCATGGCGCCCCTTCATCGACCGGTAGCGGTGCTCGTACGCCGCGTTCTGGTCGTCGGCGACGTCCGCGTTCGGGTCGACCTGCTGGTTCTGCTGGGGAGGCGGCGGGGCCTGCTGCTCCGGCGGGGGCGGCGGGGGCTGAACCTGTTGACTGGGCGGGGGAACCTGTTGATCCGGCGGCGGGGGCGCCTGCTGCTCCGGCGGCGGGGGCTGCTCGAGGCCCAACCGCTGCCTGTGATCGAGCTGCAACGCGTCGGCGCGCTCCGCCGCGGCGCGGATAGCAGCGGGGATGACGACGGATGTGTCGACGGGGCCAATCTGGGCGGTAGGCATGCGCTAAGTCCTTGGGGTTTTCTGGAGTTGCTGCTGGTATTGCTGGGCTTTGGCGGCGCAGTTGGTGGCGATGCCCACAAGCTCGTCGGCTATCTGGGCTCGCCCCTGAGCAAGCTGCACATGCGATGGAGGAGCCGCCAGCAGGGAACGGACCTCAGGCATCGCGAAAGCGTCTAAGGCAGTCTGGAGTTCGGAAAACAACATAGGGTTGGTCGCCTTGAGTTTGGCGAGCACCATGGTCAGTGGGACGGTCTTGTCGCCCATATGCCTTACTTTTTGGAGGCGCCGGGTAGCCCGTCCTCGTTACGGTCGTCGAATACGTCACCCATGTGCTGGATGTCGGCGTACCGGCCGGGCGCGCCGGCACCGATAGGTGTCAGCTTGGAGTACATGCCAAGGGTACGCTGGGAAGGATCTCCCTTGGTCAGCGTGTCCAGCGCATGGCGGGAAGGCAGCATCTGGCTCTTGCTGCCCTTCCCCTGATGGTTGACCCTCGAAGGGCGCGACATGCTCGAGTTGAACTTGGGCGTGCGCGCCATGTGTCCCTCTTACCCGATCAGGTAACGCTACATCCCGCCGGTCGAACCGGGCGAGCGGGTCTGGCTGCCCTTGCGAGGCGCCATCTTGCCCGAGCCACCGGCGGCGAACTTGGACCCGACACCCGAGCCTTCCTTAGACGTGGTGCCAGCCTTGGCCGGCGTGGCGCCGGTGCGGCCGAACATCTTGCCCGAGCCACCGGCGGCGAACTTGCCGCCCTGCCCGGAGCCTTCCTTGGACGTGGTACCCGGCTTCTGGGGGGTAGCGCCGGTGCGGCCGAACATCTTGCCCGAGCCACCCTTGGGGAACGAAAAGCTCATCACAGTCTCCTATGTTTCACGTGAAACAACAACTTACGCCGTCTTACCCAACTCCACCAGACACCCGCGTGGGCGTCAAGCTCGTGCGTGGCCCCATGTCCTTGTTCGGGGGGCCAGCCTGCGCTCCTTGGGCGGCAGCAGCGTTCTCGCCGACACCGCCATGCCCGGGAACACCCGTGGCCGCGGCGACTTCCTGTGCCATACGCTCTTGGCGGGTCAGATCCTCGGCGCTGGGGACGATCTGCTCGCCCGGCAGGCCCATCGTGTTGGCCACGGCGCGAAGCACTTCGGCGCGCCCTTTCGGTCCGACGATCTGCATGTCGATCGGATTGGCCGTCGCCGCGAGGAATTCGAGCTGGCGAGCGCGGAGCGTCTCGCGCTGGAGCGCCACCGACACGCCCTTGACGACGACTTTCTCGGTGCCGTCGAGCACGTCGGTCGTGTCCGTCAGCAGGATCATATCCAGCAGGGCTTCAAGCGCCGGCGCGATCTGGTCCCGGTCGATGTTGGCACACACCGTCTGGAGCACCTTGGACGCATTACCCATGAGCATGGCAAGGCCCGACGCCGTGCGCCCGGCGCCGCCGGATGCCCCACCCTGAAGATACCTTGGAATGGCCGAGACGTCGTCCGCCATGGCGAAGAACATCTGGAACGTCGCCATCAGCTCTTGGATGTTGCTGGCCGGCTGGAAGAACTCGATCGGCTTGTTGGCCGAAGACCCGGCACCCATCGGGTCGCTGGTCACGTGCCAGCGCTTCCACGGATAGATCTCCTCGCCGTTCTCCATGCCCGACAGGCGATCGTCGTTGACGACGACTTGGGGGCCGGACGACATCGCCATGTTGTTGTTGATGGCCCGAAGCGCCGCGTTGGCGGCCTCCTGCAGGTCTTCGAGCATATCCGGCAGGGCGTTACCTACAAGGGTACCGGGGACCTTCTCGAACGACGTGATGTAGTACGGCGCGCGCTTCTTGGGGCTGGGCGCCAGCTGCAGCTTGATGATGTAGGAGCCGATCAGCCACGCCTCGACCGCATAGTCGCGCATGGGGTCCGGGATCAGGCGCTTGGGCATCCCGGCGTCGAGGAGCATCTGCCCCTGCACGCAGCCATGGAACTCGAGGCAGTCGATCAGCCCGGTCATGTTCCAGAACGGGTTTTCGCGGCTCTCCAGCACGGCGCGGGAACTGTCGGTACTGTCGGGCTGGTCGCTCAGCCCGTTGGGGTACTCGGTGAGCACCGCGCGCACAGCCTTGTGGTCATAGCCCGGCAGGTCGAGCGCGTCGTTCAGGTCGGCCCGGGTGAACCGGATGCGCTCGATCACGTTTGCGTCACCGATAGTGGACGCCCCCGGCGACCACCAGATGTCGAACGGCGACACGCGGAGCCAGCAAAGCTTAGGCACCATGTCCGTGTAGGGCACGCCGTTGCGCCACTCCACAATGTTCTGCATCTTCACTACCGGTCCCTTGAGGCAGGAAAATGGGAATATCGGTAGGTCGACGATGCACTCGGCCAGCGCGCCGTAGAAATTGCCCTCCTGCAGGAGGGTTTCGATCTTGTCTTCGGCTACTTTCACTTGGACTGTAGCCTTTTTCTTGGCTGCCTGACGAGCAGCTTCGAGCAGGCTGAGGGTGCGGTCGCGAACGTCGTCCACGCTGGGCTGCGCCCCCTCGGTCACCATCCCCATGACCTCGGACTGGACCTTCTGGATGATCGCCTGAATGACCCGCTCAGGGATCTCGGCGTCGGCCGGCGCCTCGAGCCCCCAAGGGCGATCGACCGACAGGTAGACATCCCGCAGGAGCGAGCTCGCGCCGCGGCACTTGACGGCGGTCAGGCGGGCATAGATCTGCGAGCCGCCGAACCGCTGGATCTCGCTGAGTTTCGCCGGGTCGTACTGCCCGTTGAACTGGCGCATCGCCGACAGCAGCCGCTCGGACCAACCCGAAGCGCCGTTGCGGTGCGTCGTCATGATCTCCCACTGGCGCCGGATCATCGCGGCGAGGCCCACGGCCTGCGTCGGGGTAACAGTCTGGCTCTGGGCCAGCTGCTCGCGCTGGCGCGTCTCGGCTACCTGCATCTGCGCAGGACCCATCACCTGCAAAGCACCGGCGCCGCCGGCGTTCTGAGGTGGGACGGGGATGGCCGCCATCAATTTTTCTTCGACATTGGGTGGGCCTCGACCATGAGAGGCGAAGTAGTGTACCCTCTAGTAATAGCGCTTTTTTGCAAGGTGAGCAACATGGGCAGTGCCCCTCCCATCCCGCTACCGATCGACGAGACGATGTTGTCGCGACTGGCGCACGAGTGCGCACGGGACATGTATCCCCTCGAAACGATCCTTCAGACGTTCCGCCTCGACCAAGTTTACTTCCAGACCCACATCGTGAACAACCCCCGGTTCATGCTGTTTTACGCCGAAGCGCACGCGCTTTGGAACTCCTCCCTCAATGCGAAAGAACGCTCAGCGCTGAAGGCCGCGGTCGTCTTCGAAGAGTGGATTGGGCAGGCCAACACCCTGCTGCATAAGAGCGATGAGCCCCTGATGGGCAAGGTCAAGCTGGCCGAATTCCTCGCCCGGGTGGCCGGCATCGACAAGGACAAGAGCGCCTCGACGGCGCCCGGCGATCGCGTTGTCGTGAACATCAACCTCAGCGCGGCCGGCGGGGGCATGACGACCATCGACAAACCCGCCCCGGTTACCCTTGAAGGTACGGCCTCTCTGGTCCCTGCCCAATGAGCGTGATCAATTTCACTGCGCCCAAGACCTGTGCGCAGTTCATGCTCTCGGAGCAGTTCATCCGCCTGATCGCCGGGCCTGTGGGATCCGGCAAGACCACCGCCTGCGTGATCGAGTTGTTCCGGCGCGCCGCGGCGCAGGACCCGGCACCCGACGGCTACCGGTACACCCGCTTTGCCATCCTCCGGCAGACGCTGGCGCAGCTGAAGCTGACGATTTTGAAAGACATCATGCAGTGGCTGCACGGGTTTGCCACGTGGCGAGTGTCGGAGAACACGATCTACATCGAGGTCGGCGACATCAAGTCCGAGTTCATCCTTGTCCCACTCGAGGATCCAGAAGATCAACGCCGCCTGCTGTCGTCGCAGCTCACCGGCGCGTGGGTGTCGGAGTGCATCGAGATCGACGCCAACCTGATTTCGGCGATCGCCGGCCGCTGCGGCCGCTACCCGGGCGCCAATATGGGCGGCGCGACACATGCGTTCATCATCATGGACACCAACATGCCTGAGGAGGGCTCGGCGTGGCACGAGCTCATGGAGAGCCCGCCGCCGGACTGGCAGGTGTTCAAGCAGCCGGGCGGCCTCACGGCTGAGGCAGAGAACCTCCCATACCTGCTGCAGACAAAAGAGACGCTGGCGCTGCCCGAGAGCCATCCAGACCGCATCGCGCAGGGCCGGCGGTACTACGAGCGCCTCTCCCGCGGTAACTCCGAGGCGTGGGTCCAGCGCTACGTGCACGCGCAATACGGCATCGACCCGAGCGGCCGCGCTGTCTTCGGCGCCTCGTTCAAATCGAGCGCCAGCACGGGCGAATTCACCTACCCATGGCACGTCGCCCCGTCGCTGGAGCCGGTCAGCGGCCTGACGCTGATCATCGGGCAGGACTTCGGCCGCGACCCGTGCGCCGTGATCACGCAGGTCGACCACAATGGTCGGTTCCTGATCCTCGAAGAGATCATCTCCCGGCACCAAGGGCTCGAGTTGCACGTCAACAACAAGCTGCGCCCGACGCTGCGCCAGCCGCGGTACATCAACCACCCGCTGGCGATCGTCGGCGACCCCGCCGGCGTGTCGAAAGACACGCTGTTCGAAATCACCTCGTTCGACTTCCTGAAAACGGCTGGGTTCCACGCCTTCCCGGCGTCGACCAACGACATCGACCCGCGGCTGCGCGCTGTCGAGAGCTGGCTGCTGGGCGCCCGGGGCACTGGGCCGGCAATCGTGTTCGACGAGAGCCGCTGCCCGACGCTGATCCGAGCCATGAAGATGGGCTACCGGTACGAAAACGTGCGTTCCAGCGCCGCCAAGGGCGAAACGAAGCCGAAGCCCCTCAAGAACGAGTACAGCCATATTGCCGACGCACTGCAATATGCAGCTCTGGCAGCGATCGGGGGCGCGCTGGGGTACATCAACCGCCAAGTAACGCGCCCCCGTAGCAATAACTACGGCCGCAAGGTGTCTGCGGCCGGCTGGACCTAGAGCGGCAGCTCGATCTGCTTGGGATCGTCGGCGCCGGGGACCTTGTTGACCGGCACGGGGAGCGTCGCCGTGCGCGCGAAGTCGACGAAGTCGGCCTGCGCCATCAGATAGCCGCCGGCGAGGATACCCGCCGCGAACGGCCCGGCGACGTAGCCGTGCTGCGGGATGTGGTCTTTCGAAGCGACCACGAACGACACTCCGATGAGCTCGTTGTTGAGCACCCGGCGCTGCACGTCGGAGAGCATCTGGAGCATCTGCATCTGCGTCGGGCTCAGCTGGTCTGCCGTGTTCTGAGGGGCGTCCTCAGTCATTGTTCACTCCGTCGATGTACGTTGCGATGCGGTACTTGGTGTACTCAAGGGCACCCAGCAAAGGCATGGCGCAGAAGCCTTGTGTCAGCTTGAAGGCCGTCACGGCAGCCTCCTCGCCGGTGCCAACAGTCACCCATGAGAACGCCTTCACTTGGCCGCTCTTAACCTTGTCGAGCAGTTGTTGGGCGACGGACAGCATCTTCTCGTCGACCTCGATCTCGGTCGAGACGATGCCCGGCCGGATACCGACGATATTGTTGTCGGGTTTGTTGTCACACGACATGGACTACTTCCCAGTCCTCGGCGAGCATATCCGTCTGGCTGCAGAGCCACGGGACAATCTCGCCGGTCGCCGTCTTCATATCGACGTGCGCGTGGTAGTTGATCTTCGTGCCCATGGGGTAGATGCCGAGCAGCGGCGGCCTGTTGACCTCGAAGGTCGAGCCCGGCACCAGAAATACGAACATGCCCTTCCCGTTCCACCCGGCGCGCCTCACACGGTGGCCTTCCTTCAACTTGGCCAGCGCCGCACCAAAGCCCATATCGCACATCATCACACTCATGTCTTACCCCTACAGGTTAGAGAGTTTCACCTCGGTAGCGCTCGGGTTAGCCTTGCGCCACTTGGATACTTTCAGCCTGACGTCGCCCAGCTCGGGCCGCATCTGGCACGCTTCGTCGTACGTCACCCACCCGCCGCTGTCGGTGACGATCTTGACCTTCATCATCTCGATGTGCTGGTCGCGCGGGTCAATGAGCTCGCCGATCAGACCCAACGCCTCTTCAGGCGTCATGCCCCGCTCGACCCGCTTGTAGACGCTGGCCCATGGTTTGTTATACCTGCGCGCGTGGTCCATCAGCGTCCCCTCGACGCCCTCGACAACGTATGTCGTGCGGGTGCGAGACTTGGGATTGATAATCTCCACGCCGCGACCGTCGAGGGTGGCTCGCACGTTGGCCTCGTCGCCACCCGGAAAGGCCAGATACTCCCACTCATCGAACGGCAGGACAGGCAGCTTGCGAACGCGCGTTGTCTTGGCCACCTTGGGGTTCTTGAGGTGGTATGCCCACATGGCGGCGCGCTGACGCAGGTCTTTGGCTTTACCCACGTAGGCCACACGCGCCTTGGCGTGCAGTACGACGAAGACGCCGGGCGTCGCAGGGATGACCGGCGCGCGCTTCATAGGGTGTACTTATCCCCGTTCGTGATAGTCGGCACCGAAGTGGCTACTGCCTTGGGCCGCACGCTACACTCCAGCGCGATTGCCGCGTAGCCGGCCATGTCGATGTAGTCGTCCGGGTTGAAGCGCCCCGCCATCGTCCGCGCCACTTTGAGCAGCACCATCATCACGGCGACGTCGTGCGGCATCAGCTCACCACCCATCCGCGGCCCGAGGTACGTGTTCCACAGGTCGGCGATGGTCTGGTGCGTCTGCCGCATGTCGCCATGCTGGGCTGCGCGGTCGCCAGTGACGAGCGCCGTCGCCCGCTCGAGCACGTAGCGCGCCGAGTGCTGGTTTGTTGTCTGATCACCCATTTACCACTCCTGTTTAATCTGGCGCACGCGGATGCCTTTGGTGAGCCCGACGCCGGCGCGCACGGCATCGTCTTCAGTGAGAAACTTGATGGCGTTGGTCTTGTCGCGTTCGAAGCGATGCTCGCGTGTTTTACCGTCGAACCCACACCAGTAGAGATCTGCGACGTCGGTGTCGCCGTGGAGAATTACCCACGCAGGTGACTTGTTGTTGGCAGTCATCAACATACTCCGATCTTGAAGCCTTGCTCACGCGCTGCCTGCCGGTACAGCGTCTCGGCAACGCTCTCCAACTTAAGCACCTCGATGACCTTTTTGAGGCGCGGCGCCGTGAAGGGTCGGTCGCCACGGAACAGAGTGCGCATGTGCTGTTCGTTTACGCCGCAGTCGTAGGCCAGCATCTTTGACGTGAAGCTTCGCTTCTGGGCGAGCCTCTTGACTGCCGTGCCCAGCGGCTTCTTCACCGCCAGCTCTTCATCGCTGAGGTAAAGCGGCACCTGTTCTTTGCGTTTAGTCATGAGTGGGTCACTGCACAGTCTCGGGCTTGGAGTTGATGTCGTCGGGGTGGATGATGCTCGTAACCTTCGACACCTCCCCGCGGACGGGCACTCGAGCCAACGTCATGTGCTTGGTGGCCTCTTCAGCCGCCGCGATGTTGGCAGCCACGATGACCTCGATGCCCTTGGTGAGCTGGTAGATGTTGTGGCGCCGGGCGTCTTCGTTGGGGCTCATTTGGTGGATGGAGTGGCCGGCAGCGACGGCAAGGGCGCGCAGGACGATCTGGGGCGACATACCGTTGATGGCCTTGAGCACGTTGCGCGTCACGTTGGCCAGCAGCACGTCTTCGGAGATCTTGCGGTCTTTTTCTTTTGCAGCTCCGCGCTCGTCATCCTGCGACGGGCTCACGCCCGCCTCGGATGTCTCACCACGGGCTGCTTTGTTGCGGGTGTTGTCGTTGCTCATGACCAGAGCGTTTCCGCGATGCTGACGATGGCTACTGCCGCCATGACGGCAAGGGACAGGGACAGGACCATGCGGGTGGTCGGGTGGGCTTGGCGCCAAAAGCGGTAAAGCATGTCCATGAGATGTCCTACTCGTTGGGGTGG